TTACACCTGCTATTCCACATGCTGTCATAACTATATTCTGCCATAAATCGGCTGGTATCATAACACCAACCATAGCAAGAACAGCAGCCAATGCAGCATAGGATGAAGGTTCTCGGAAACGAGCTACAATATGATTCATATCTTTCTCCTTATTTTTCTTTTAGTTTTTAATCTTTTACCAACATTTTTTTTAATAGTAGTACCATGTTCTTTTGTCCATTTTTCAGCAATCTCTGGATGTTTTGCATGTAGAAAAGCACGTTGTTTTTCAGATTTAAATGGCATTTTATCTGGAGCGTACTGCTCCACCTCCTCGTAATGCGGCTCCCATTCCAATTAAACCACCAGATTTGAGACGAATAGTTTTACCCTTTGTCTTAGTTTTTGTACCCATTTCAGTTTTAGTTAGTCCTTGATAAACAGACTTTCTATCTATTTTCTTGCGAGGAATTTTAATTGTTTGTCCTACTTTAATTTTATTTATATTGGTAATTTGAGGATTGGCAGTTTTAAGTTGTTTAATAGTAGTACCAGTTTTATGAGCAATCTCTGAAAGAGTATCTCCCTTTTTTACTTTGTACGAAGACATTCCTTTAGTCTTTGGAACATCCATACCAGCACCTGTAATAGACTTTTTCTTATCTAAACTAACACCAGCAACTCCACCTACTACTGCACCAGTTACTGCTGCTGCTCCTCGCCCACGCATACTTTTCCTTGCTCTTGCTCTTTTAGTTGTAGACCAAGTTGAAGGATCTGCCTGTTCGCTTTCCGCTGTTATCTTCTTCTTTCTTTTTATTTTAGTAGCTTTTCTACGTTTAGGAGCGGCATGTTCTGCTCCACTTTCGCCCCTCCATGTGGGCTTGCGTCGTGTACCTCTTTTAGTAAAAGCTGCTGGATCTTCTCCTTCTGCTTGCCATTTTGTTTTTTTCTTTCGACCCAATAACCTTTTACCTACGCCGATACCAGTTCTTAAAAGTGCTGCTAATGCCATAATAAATCTCCTATTTATATCGGGCTGCGCCCCATCCTCTTGGTTTCTTTAATTGTCCACCATAATTGCGTGTTATTATATCACCTTTTTTAAAGGAGTCAACATATTTTCCTTGCCATACTGGGACTCCACTTTCATCAGGAATATATTCTTGCCATTCTGGATACTTTTTATTAATTGTCTTTTGTAATGTTTTTCGTTTTTTAGCCCATGCTTTATAATCTTTTCTTTTAAGTAAAGATTCAGGAGTTTCAATTCCATTTTCTACTAATCTATTAAATTCTCTTTTCTTTGATCGTATTACAATTACTTCTCTATTAATTTTTTCTTTTGCTTTATTAATAGCTCTTTGTTTAACAGTTACCTTTGGAACAGGAACTTCAGGATATTCAACAAAAGTCTGTTTCTCACGTCCTACTTTTCTAATTGTTTCTGTAGGAGGTAAAGGTTCCGTAGGATCAAAAGTTCTTAATGTAGGATCTCTACGTACACCTGTCCTTGCTTGCATACCTGCTTGACGTATAGTTTCCTCTTCTCCGAATCTGGATAATTTTTCTGCTCGTCTACTTCTTTGTAAATTTTCTAAAATTCTTTGCTGAGTAACATCAAGAGGTTGACTTAATACTCCAGTTTGTTCAGCACGTTGCGCCATTGGTAAATCTATACTACCTCTTTGTGCAGGAAATCTAGTTACTTCTCCTTTTAAATATTGAGGAGTATAAGCTATTTCTGGTAAATGCTCAAGTGCTTGTGGTCTTGTAACAGCAGCTTGAGCAGCTCCTGCTGCTTTTATCGATTCTGGATTAATTATTTCAGAAGGAGCCCCTCGTAATCCCATTTCTTCTGCAACAATAGCTTTAGGAAAAGCAGGTCTATCTTGTCTAAATCTAGTCTGACTTGTTAGATTTTCCCATCTTTGTTTTTCCTCATTCCAAATAGGTTTGTTTATACCAGAAGTTTCTATTGGATATCTACTTTCTCGTTCAGGATGCAATCTCCATATAATCACATCATCTCCAGTTTTTTCATCAACAAATCCTTTGGGAAGTTTAGACTCACCTTTATACCAAATATCTTTTGTTATTCGTTGACGTTGTTTTTGAGTTAAGCCAGGAACACGTTCTCTTACAGTTGACATTATAAAGTCACGTTCTTTAGGAGATATCTCTACTAAATGTTGTGATATAGGTCGTCCAGTTATATCCCTACCACCTATTATTGGTGTAAGAGGAATATCTCCTCGTACTTTAGCTTCACTAATTAATTGTCTACCTAATTCTTGTTTAGTTTCAGGATCAAATACAGATGTTGGTCTTCTACCATAAAATAATTCTAATTCTTTTAATCTTTTAATTTCTTCTTTTCTGGAAAGACCTAAAGCCTTTATTGCTTCTTCCTCTAACCAACGGCCTTCTTCTGGTATAGCTCCTGTTTGTATATCAATACCTCTTTGTAAAGGTCGGGCTTGAGTAACTGGAGGTCTATAAAATTCTCCTCCCGGTCTAAAAGGACTTCTTACTTCTGGTCCTTCCAATGATTTAATTAATCCTGTTATTCCACCTCTTTGTTTTTCTCCTGCTTGTCGTAAATTTCTCATATTGGTTGTTTCATTACCTAGTATATTTACAACCTTTTGCATATTCTCTTTATACTTTTCACCTCCTTCTTTAACACGAGAAGGTTTTATATCTATTCGTTTATGTAATTCTCTTTGATACTTCTTTGCTTTTTCTTTAGTTATTCTTACTCTTTTTGCAGCAGTTTCTTTTTCCTCTGCTGTATATTCTTTTTCCTTTTTAGTCTTTTTTTCTGTAACTTTTTTCTCACCCGTAATTTGTACTCTTTCTTCTTTTTTTAATTGACTCCATGTTGCTTTTGGAACAGCCTTACCAGATTCTATATCTTCTAATCCTTTACGTACAGAAGTATATTTATTACCATTTGGATCAACATATAATCTTACTTTAGCTTTTTGTCCTGCTGTAAATCTAGTAGG